CCTGTAGTTCTGCCGCGGAAGGTAACGGATGCCGACCGTGAAGGTATCGCAATAGCAGAGATGGACTTTCAACTTGCCATGAGCAGCGGGGACGATGAACTCGTTCTCGAATTCAGTTAAGGAGGGATTATGGAGAAGGGCGAATACACATACGAGATAGCAGGGAAAAAGTATATACAAAGAAAACTTGTACTTGGGCAAGTCAAACAAGTAATTGGATTACTGGAGGGAGTAAGCTTCCGACCTGAGGATACGGTTACAGAGATCATGGCGAAGCTGAACAAGAAGCTTCCGATAGCTATTGCCATTGTCCTGACTGAAGAGGGTAAGACACTCAGGGGTAAGGTTATCGAATCTCTGGCTGAAGAACTTGAATTCGAGATTGATATTGAGACATCCATCAGGGTAATAGAGGATTTTTTCGATTGCAACCCGATTGCATCTCTTGTAGACCAGATGACAGGGACAATCGGGAAGACCCTGATATCGGCAGGACAAGCAAAGGCTGGATTGATGAGCTCTGTGTCCTCCTCTCCGGAGGAGACATTACAAAGCGGGACTCCATCCTCTGGGGATACACTATCGAAGAGTGTGAGCCCTACATCGAATATTGCGGAAAAGAAATAGCCTTGAGGGAGGCGATTCTGTCCTTTCTCGGTGTGCCTCTGCCTGGTGGTGGGGGTGCAAACACCAGGCGTGACCAAGGCCTCGGGGAATATTGTAAGGGGGCTGATTTGGATGAATGCCGAAAATACTTTGGGGAGGAAGTCATAAAACGGGTATGCAGCACCTGCCCGTCCTGAAAATATCATGTCGAAAAACATCGTTGAAATCCAGCTAAAGACAAAAGGATCAGGCCAGGTCAAGCATGACATGAAGGCTATCGGCGGCTCCGTAGAAAAGTTGCGGATGCAGGTCGGTATGTTAAAAGACATGTTTGTCGGGATGCAGATGATGATGCTGGCGGTAGCGGCAGGTGCCGGGATTAAGGCATTTGTGACGATCATCAGTTCTTTCTCCGATGCGATGTCAACCGTTTCCACGCTGGTAGACACAACAAAAGTGGATATGAAAGCATTGGGTGACGGAGTTCTGGCAATGTCGGTAAGAGTCAGGAAATCAGCCAATGATTTAGCTGCAGGTCTGTATCAAGTTATCTCTGCCGGCGTTGATGCATCCGATGCCTTACAAGTTTTGGAAGCATCAGCAGTTGCAGCATCAGCCGGCCAATCAACTACTGAACAGGCAGTGATGGCGATTACAAAAGCTCTTAATATATACAATCTGTCAGCGAAAGATGCAGCACATATTTCCGATCTGTTTTTCATGACCGTGAAAAAAGGGCAAACAACTTTTCCGGAACTCTCGAATCAGATAGGGCGAGTATTGCCCTTCGCTCGCAACCTCGGAGCGACTATGGAGGGGACGCTGGATGTTTTCGCAGGGATGACTACAATCCTGGGCAATACCGAGCAGGCGGCTACGGCCATGGAGGCAACTTTCAGAGCGTTCGTCTGGAATGCTCAGAAGTTTAAGGCTGCCGGGATAGATATCAGGAAGATTATTTCTGAACATGGTCTGATTGGACTGTTCAGGAAGTTGAAGCAGGTCACAGGTGGCAGTGCTGAAAAGCTGAAAGCCCTGGGATTTGAGTCCGAAGCATTGAGAGGAATCTTGGGGCTGTTCGGAGGAAAACTAAAAAAGGTTGAGTCGGATCTTAAAGATTTTCAGAATGCCTCAGGGACTGCGAAAGAGGCCTTTAATAAGCAGATGGATTCCGCTAAATCCGCCCTGGATGCAATCGGCATTGCTGTAGCCAGGCTTGCATTATTGGCCAGTGGGGATATGCTGCCGGCAATAAAGGCGGTTTCAAAGGCTATTGTCTGGATGGCTGAGGTAATAGGTCAGGAGTTCGGAAAGCTATGGAAAGTCCTGACAGGCTTTCCTCAGGGAGTAATTGATTTCTTTAGACAGCTTAATGCGGAAATGAAGAAGACAAAAAAACAGGTTGATGCCCTTGCAGAACCGACCCCTTTTCAGATGCTTTTCCGCTATCTCACTCAGTTAGGGCATGATATTCTTTCGGTTTTTACGTTTATGGGCCGAACAATCGGGAATGTCTTCGCTTCAGTGGTTGTTGATATTATCAATATCCTTGGGGGGCTTTATGATGTATTAGGTGCCCTCGGGAATATGATAATTGCCGTTTTCAGTTTCAGCCCGGAGCAAATAAAAAAGGCCTGGATTGATTGGAAAAATGTAGCCGTCAGTGCTATCAGTGATGTGATGAATGTTGGAACTGCAATGACGGCAAGCATTGGAAAAGCCTGGGATGACATGATTGCAGAGATGAAGGCCACGCATGGTTGGGTACCGGAAAAGAAACCGACCGGAGGTGGAAAGAAGCCGGGGAAGCCGAGTGCTCCTCCTGTGGGGAATACTCCAACCAATACTGAGCAGTTTGGCCCGTCAAAAAAAGACTTTGAAGAGGCGAAGAGAAAACGGATTGAAGCCTTGATGCAGATCAAGCAGTTCTCTCAGGAGTATCATCTGTTCCGCCTGAAGCAGCTTGATGAGCTTGCACAGAAGATGCGTGATGCCGGGCTGGCAGAGGTTGATATCGCACGCTGGAAAGCGGACGAAATCAAGAAGCTGAATGAGCAGACATATCAATTCCAGGTTGAAAATGCTACCAGCTACACTGAGGCGATCACCGCGAAATTAAAGCTAATGGTGTTGCATACTCGCAATTCGTTCCAGCAGACGGCTGAGTTTATCGGCGGGATTTATCGGCAGCTCGAAAGTACAATATCCAACGTCCTGTTTGACTCCATGACCGGGAAGCTGAAAACATTAGGGGATTATTGGAAGGCTTTTTATACCTCCGTCATGAAGATGCTGTCGGACATCGCAGCTGAAATTATCAAGACATGGGTGCTGAAGCAGAGCCTGAAAGTTGCCGGCCTCTTTCACGAGGGTGGGGTTGTTTTGCATGGTGGCGGGATGGTTCCGGAATTCCATGGCGGCGGATTTGTGGATCGTCTGCCGCGCTATCATTCCGGCGGACTTGCCAATGATGAGCGTTTCGCTGTGCTGCAGACGCGTGAGAGGGTCCTTTCGAGGGATCAAAATGTAATGTTCGGGCAGATGTACAGCAAGGTAATGCAGGACAATAATCAGGCTGCAGCTCCGGTAATTGTACAGATGACGGTTAACGCAACGGATGCGGATAGTTTTAACGGCAAGATCATGGAGAGCAAGGATGCCGTAGCCGCAGCAATTATGTCGGCTACCGGCAATAATCATCCAATAAGGAGGACGTGAAAATGGTAACCTTCCCTCTCTCAATACAGACACCGAGCTGGCCTATCATCAAGATCCCGCAATTCTCCACGAACATAATAGATTACGGCAATAATGTTGAACAGCGGCTTTCCCTGTGGTCGAGCCCGAAGTATAAGTTTCCGCTCACCTGGAAGACGCTTTCAACTGCAGATATGGACACAATTATGAAATTCTACCTGGCCCGCAAAGGGGCCTTTCAGGTGTTTTACTGGCGCAATAATGAGGAGGTCTATAATCTCAGCCGTGCCTGGCAGGCATCAATATCATATGAAGTCAACGATATAGTCGTACCGACAACGAGCAATGGGAGGGCCTACATTGCAACCACACTTGGAACATCCGGAGCCTCCGAACCTACGTGGCCTATCATTGAAGGGGACACTGTTTTGGATGGTGGCGTGACATGGAAGGAAAATACCTATACCGTCCGCTTTGAAACCGACATCGTCAACGCAGAGTATTTCACGTATCTACTTTACAACATGAGGCAGGTAACGTTTCTGGAGGCATCGGCTTAATGCCTGACTTTACAAAGACTGAACTTACCGTTGCGGAGCTGTATGAGATAACCATACAGGACGGCTCTGTGGCTTACTTTACCTCTCATGATAAGGATTTAGTCTACGGTGGCAATACTTATCAGGCCATACCTATCAAGCGCACACGGGTTAATTATCATACAGACCTGCAAGTGGACAAGGTGGACATAACGCTCGGCCTTATCGGCATACAGGTAGGCACAAAGAACATGTCTATCCCTGAAGTTATAAGGCGTGGATATCTCAGAAACGCTCATGTGAAAATAAGGGCCGTGGATTACGAGGCACTTGCTGATGACAAGCTTCTGTTCGAGGGCTGGGCCTCCGGAGAGGTGACTTACAATGGAGGAATGCTACAGGTATCGGTCGGCTCGATTCTGGATAAGTTAAGCGATAAGTTCCCGAAGCTTGTATATTCAGAGACCTGCAATCACAACCTGTTTTCAATCAGCAATCAGCCAACTAAATATACGCTGTGTGAGCTTGATTCAGCCTTATGGCTTGTCTCAGGCACCGTGATTATGCCGATTACTTTCACGGGGGCCGGGCTTGACGATATGGCCACAAGCGGGTCATACGGGAAAACAGGAAGCCTGAGTTATCAAATTGTAATTGACGCAACGGGCACTCCCGACACGTTCAAGTGGAGTAATAACGGCGGCGTGACTTTCCAGGCCACAGGAGTTGCGATTACAGGAGTAGCTCAATTACTTGAAAATGGCATATACGTTACCTTCCCGGCCACAACCGGCCACACATTGGCTGACTTATGGGATTTTAAGGTCGGAAGCAGGCAGATAATTTATGCCGACGTTTTCGACTGGGCACTTAATCCAACATATACGGAAGGCTGGTGGGAAAAGGGAAAGCTTCAGCCTACTTCCGGGAATAATGATACGGTTATCAGGTCCGTAGTCAAGCATTCGCAGGGCTATGTAAAGCTCATGATTCCACTTCCTGAAGACTTAGTGGTGGGCGATACGTTTTCTGCATATCCGGGCTGTGACAAGACCGGCAAGACCTGTGACGAGAAGTTCAGCAATTACACTCATTTCCTGGGGTTTGAATATATCCCGAGCCCGGATACATTCTTCGGACTATAATGATGACGAAAGAAATGGAAAATAGATTAGTCAAGGAATGCCTGGAATGGAGAGGCACAAAGTGGGCGCATTGCTGTGCCTTAAAGGGATACAAGGCCGACTGTATTCAGTTTATTATCGCCGTGTATCAAAGTCTTGGATTGGTTGACAAGAGCTTCAAGACTCAGAAATATCAGCAGGATTGGGCGCTGCATAATTCGCGCAGTGTGCTGATGGAGGACATAGAAAAACATTGCATGAGAGTCAGGCTTACGGATATCAGGATAGGGGACATTATTACTTTTGATTACGGGAAATGCACGTCTCATGCCGCTCTCTATATCGGCAAAGGCAAGATTGTCCATGCAAAAATCAGGCAGGGAGTGGTTGAATCATATCTCGTTGATTACCAGAATATCATTAACTCCGCCTGGAGGCTGAAGAGTGGCTAACGTAGGGCAAGTAGTCACGGGAGTTGTCGGCCTTGGTGTAGGCATATTGACCGGTAATCCACTGCTTGGTCTGTCGCTTGGCCTGTCTCTTGGTGGTGTGCTGTTTCCTCCGGACGTTGAGACCGATGAGCCGAAACCTGCAGGGCTGCAGTTCCAGACTTCGCAGTATGGCCTGCCCGTTAAGGTATTGTTTGGGACGAGGAAATTCACCGGCAATATGCTTTGGTTTGATAATTTCCAGAAAATCAAGCATGAAGACCCTGTAGACGCCGGGAAGGGTGGGTCTTCGCAGACTACCACTTCGTGGACTTACACTGTCAGCGTAGCTATTGGCGTATGCGTGGGGCCTGCCAATGTCCTGAATATCTGGGATAACAATAAGATAGTCCAGCCCGGTAAGTATAAGGTATATACCGGCGCTCAAACAAGCGCTGATGCTCATCTTGCAAGCTTCGTTCCTCGGGCTCCCGTATATCGTAATCTCTGCTATGTCGTATTTGAGAATTACGATTTAGGGTCTTCAGCGTATATTCCAAACTTCACAATCGAAGCAACTTCAGTTCCGAGCGTGTCGGACACCTCAACCGCAGCTTGCGCTGCAACCAATAATGTCTGGGATATCGTGGTTGATGACGATTATGTTTATGTCCTTGATGATGAAGCCGGGGAACGCCAGATTAAAAAGTTTAGCAAGGGGCGCAAGGTTAGCCTTGCTGAGTTCACGGGCTCAGGCCTCTCCGACCTGGCTGCGTATTACAACACCGGGTTTAAGGATTGTGGTCAGATTGATGCACAGAAAGATTATAGAGTGCAGATAGACACAAAGGATGGCGATATCACGGGATATGAATACTTTAGCGCCACAGCAACAAAAGTTTTCTCTGTTAACTCGCTTGGATATTCTGATGTAGGGTATCCAATAGTTGTCACGGGCAGTGCTTACTACTCTGGAACCTGGACGGTTACAGGTTACGGAACCGGCTATTTCATTATGAATGCAGTATTCGTCACTGATAGTGGTAACGATGTCGGGTACTGGAAAAAACAATACGATACTTATAAGTGGTCTGATACCGGCGGGGCTACATGGAACAAAAAATTGCAGTCTATTTCCGCCGGGTCTGCCTTAGGCCTTGAAAGTTATTACGGCCAAAGACCGATGGTAGTGTTCCAATACAACGAAGGCCATACCGTTGACGATTATTGGGATTTTTCTACCGATAATCAGCCGGGAGAATACGTTACAAGCGTTGTTACCTCCGGAGGGAATGCAACATACAACGGCATTGACATTGATAATGATTATATTTATTTAATTTATACCCACTCAAATGTGATAACATGCGATGTTTTAAGGCCTCGATATGGAGCGTTTATCGCCAGTTTTAAAAAGGGGAGTGGAGGATATGTGAGCGAAATCGAGATATTCGGGCCGATGCCTGTTGATTATTTCTATTGTCCTGATTCAGATGGCAATTATCAGGACGGGGCAATTCAGGACAGCTTTTCCGCTATAGCAATGGCAGTTGATGATGCTTATGTCTATGCAGGAGTAACGAGATATGAGGAAAAATATGATAAAACTTCAGATTCATGGAGTACGACAAACAAAGCAGACTATATATATATCTATACAAAAAGGGCCGGTAAGTTCATTGATAGATTTCAGGTTGCCGATTTTTCAATGTTAAAAGATATTGATGTTAACGCAGGCATCCTGTACGTTTCTGTTTATAGCGGTGTGGATTACGCATATTCCATTACTGCATATACATACACTATGGGTAGTTGGCAATTAGTGCCTGACTTTGGAATAGATATCACGAATGGAGCAGGGAGTATCTCGGTGACAGACCTTGGGATATATACGGCATCTGATGTCTGGGATGCCCCGTATTCATATATCTATCACTTTGCGCTGAATGGTGTATTGATAAGTTCATATGAATTTTACGTTGCCGACGATGGATACGTTCGGGCGATTACGGCTGATTCGCTTGGTTTTTATGTTGGGTTCGATTCAGCGGTACAGAAGGCAATGTTTGGTTATTATACTGACGGAGATGGCTTTGAAACAACGCCTCCATCAATATCGGAAGAGATACTTACAAATGAGCTTTACGGGCTCGGCCTTGATAGCGGTTATCTGGATATCCAGAAGTTCGATTACGTGAAGCAATACTGTGTGCTTCATGATATGCTTGTATCCATGCTCTTTTCGCAGCAGATGAGTGTGCTGGATGCTCTGCAATATATAATCTCGCATCATGATGGATTTATCACCTATTATGATGGCAAGATTGCACATAACCAGATGAAGGCCGAAACTTCCAAGGGGCTACTTTCTACGGCGAATAATGATTTTGTTCAGAAAAAAGGTAGCTGGCCTATCCACATCAATCAAAAAGGTGGCAGGGCCTATAACAATAAGATACTCGTGCAATACACAAAACGAGACAAAGGATATGTTACAGGCACTGCCGTAGCTGATGACATGGTTGATATCGACGAACATGGGTTGAAAGATACGACAGTCAAGCTCGATGGCTTGACAAGCTTTCGGCGGGCCTCGGTGATGGCCAACAGGTTACTTCAGAAGCAATTGCTCGATCCGAAAAGTTTGAGCTTTAAACTGGGGCCCAAAAATATCGACTTAAAGCCCGGAGAGGTCTGGGATATCACCGACTCCAATCTTGAGATAGATGCCGAGCAGGTAAGGATTATGTCAGTCGGGGAGGGGCCTGACTATGTTATGCAAATATCTGCGCTTGAAGACAAATTATTCGATGATGTAGCTTACGGTCGTGATACCACATCATCCCCTATATTGCCATTCACTTACGGTGCCCCCGGATACATCTTGAGGATATTGATAGTTGAATTACCTGCATTATATTCAGGCAATGTAAGTCAATTAGCAATTACATATTCAAGACCTGATGTTGATTCATGGGCTGGGACTTCCCTGTACCTTGCATATACCGAAGGTGGCAGCTATGCAAGAAAAGACTCTAAACAGGCTTCAGGCATTACCGGCGTTGTCTTGGCTACCGGTATAGATAATTATGATAATTACATTGACGTAGTTCTCGAATATGACGATACGCTTACATCCGCTACCTCCTTTGATGATTTAATCACAGTGCAAAAAAAGAATTTGATAGCCGTCAAGGCATCAACCGGAGATGTATTTGTAAGATTCCAAAGCGCTGATTTAATAGCGACAAAAACCTGGCGGCTGTACGGCCTTATATATGATATCGTCAATATCCCGAAATGGAACACTTACGGGATAATAGCCGTTGATGACGAAGTAGGTTTTTACGAAAATGCTCCATATACCAGAACAATATCAGATGCAGATAGTGGCCGCACATTTTATTATAAATTGCCGTCTTTTAACTCCAAAGGTGAAGAACAGAGCCTCACCAATATTATCCCTGTATCAGAATACATTGACGGCCTTGACGATATACCACTATCTCCAACTAACTATAAGGTCAATCAAGTCTGGGTTGATGATGACGATGCGATTACTATAGCAGCCGGAGATATTGCAATCGAATGGATGAGTAGGAATCGATACAACACGGGCGGATACATCTATGACCGGACTGATGTAATTGTTGACGACCCTGACTTTAAGGAGTTTCAGATTGAGTTCTGGAAGAGTACCACACTGAAACGAACCGTTAACCAGACAGCGAAATCGTTTATATACACGGCTGCCATGCAGAGCGCTGACAGCATTGGCAATACCATCACGGTCAAGATAAAACAAATCTCCGACTTGACTGAAAGCACTTATTCGGAAATAATAATAACAACAGTATAGGAGGCGATAGATGGGAGCTACAACACACTATAACTTACCGACAATGGCAACCGGGGCCGTAGATTGGCCAGCAATAATAAACGATATCGTGGCCAAGGTAGAAGTAGGCAGGACGATTAAGGCAACGGCAGGCGAGACGCTGGCTAAGGGGAAGGCGTTCTACATCAAGGCCACTGACAGTAAGGCGTATCTTGCCACATACACAACCGGAGTAACGGGTCTGTGGCAGTCATCATCAACCAGCGCAGGAGTCGAGGGATTCGGACAGATAGGCGGCATCATGACGGACGCTGCATGGACGTGGACGCCTGGTGCATATCTCTACATAGATGGTTCCTCGGTACTTATCGAGACAGACCCCACAGGAGTAGAGCCGGTAGCATATGCCTTATCTGCCACAGAAATAATAGTGTTTGGTAATGCAAATCCAGATGAGACTCAGGAGTTCAATCAAGGGCTACAGATATCCACGGTAACAACAAAACCAGCAGCCGACGCAACTTCGGTCGGAATGATGTGGCTGACTCCAGGTGGCGGCGGTGTAGCTGATGTGTTGGAGGTGGTACTGAAGTCGGCAGCTGATACGTATAGTTGGGTCAATATAGCTACAGGATAGTCGAAAATCAATTTTGAGTTGGCTCAGCCAAATTAAATCGACTCTCTACTTTTCTCAACTTTGGCTCTTAACTTTTCTCACCGCTATACACTGCATGGCCTCCTCCATTGTAACCGCTATCCCCTTCTGCACTAACTGAAGGTGCCTTCGCTTTGCCCTTTCCTGTTGGGAGGCGTCAAGA